AATGGGGGTTCTTTACAGACCAGTAGAAATAAGAAAGGGTAACAGATACCATATAAAAGAATATGAAGCAGGAGAAACAGAGCATTTAAAAGCAATGCCATTAGACGCAGTATTAGGTTCTATCCTTTTTTTTTATCGTTTAGGGAACGACTTGTGCAGAATTATGATGAACTCTTTGGGGGATACGGAGATGCAGGACTTACAAGCACATCTCAATTCGGAAGCAAATGGGGATGGTATTCAAGTATTTACGCACTCGCTAAATCAGATATTAGACGATTTGAAGATATCACTAAATTAAAGATGCACGAATGTTTAATGTTCTTGACATTTGAAAAAGAGAAAAACCAATTAGAAGCAAAACAAATAAAAAAGAAATTTTAGATGCAAGGGATTAGAGGATTTTACCAACTTACCGAAACTATAAAAGACCAATTACTGAATGATGTAAATGTCAATACAGTAACAACTGGAGATATAACAGAAATAGATTTATCTAAACAAACTATATTTCCTTTATCACATATTATTGTAAACAACGTAATTACAGAGGAACAGTATTTATCTTTTAACCTTACTGTTATGGCAATGGATATTGTAGATGAAAGCAAAGAACCTACAACGGATATATTTAGAGGCAATGATAATGAGCAAGATGTTTTAAATACTCAATTAGCAGTACTGAACAGATTGACAATGTTATTAAGAAAAGGAAACTTGCATAGTGATTTATACCAATTAGACGGTACACCAAACTGTGAGCCATTTTATGAAAGGTTTGAAAACAAGTTAGCAGGTTGGGCTTGTACCTTTGATGTATTTATACAAAACGATATTAATATATGCACTTAAAAGAAACACAGAAGGCTCTAAATTCTTTTGCTAAATATGTTATACAACAAAGTAGAACTAATTTAACTAAAGGCAAAAAGAACGCTTCTAAAGAACTTTATAACAGTTTAGATTCTGATATAAAGGTTTCTAAAAATAGCTTTCAATTAAGCTTCCTAATGGAAGAATATGGAGTGTTTCAAGACAAGGGTGTAAGTGGTAAAGAAAAGAAATACAATACACCTTTTAAATACACAAATAAAAAACCTCCTGCAAGTGCATTCAGTCAGTGGGTTATAAGAAAAGGATTAAAAGGGACAAGAGATAAAAAAGGTAGGTTTATAAGTAGAAAGGGTTTACAGTTTGCAATAGCTAATACTGTATTTAAAAAAGGAATTAAACCAAGTTTGTTCTTTACCAAACCATTTGAGAAAGCATTTAAGAACTTGCCTAAAGAGTTAGTAGAATCATTTGCTTTAGATGTAGAGCAATTAATAAAAACAACAGTAAACAATAAATAATGGCAATACAAACAAGAAGTCCACATTTTGAAACTTTACCGTATTCTGGTATATCTTATGGTATAATGCAGATATACATTTGGACTGGAGATAAAACAAGTGTACCATCAACAGCTATATATACTTTAAGAAAATCAGCAGATACATCAAGCGGACTACCGAGAGTAACATTTGAAACAGCTGAACTAATAAGAGATTATTTAGATGTAACATTTGATGGGGATTATAGCGGTCAAGGTGTATGGGTTAAACATACATTAACTGTTTACAATTCATCTAATGCAGTTTTAGGAACAAACAGTACAACTGATATTGCTTTTGATGGATATAATTATTTTGAGGAATCAAGTACTTCTTACCCTATAATGATTACAAATAGAAAGCTATTTGTTTTAGATGATAATGCTTTTAGAATTCCTATTTACACAGAATCAAGTCCAACAGTTACATTCTTAAAAGACAATGAAATTGTGGCTACTCAAACATTTACAGCAAGTAATCAAAGTTCAGAGCAAATAAAATATGTTTCCATATATGGAAACTCTACTAATTGGGATTCATTTAAAGAAAGGGTTTTAGAAAGTGGTGGTACAAGTTTTGAAACCAACAAATGTTTACAGGCTTATTTTAATCAATATTCAGTAGGAGCAATAGATAAAATAGTTGTATCGGATAGTAATGGTATTCAAACTATTAATGTAGAAGCTTTACAAGAATGTAAATACGAACCTAAAAAAGTAACGTTCGTAAACAAGTTCGGTTCTTTACAAGATATGTATTTCTTTAAAAAGTTAGTTAAGAAAATGAACGTTAAAAAAGAATCTTATAAATCAAATATATTAAATCAATTTACATATAGTAGTAATAATCACGTTTACAGAGATTTTAATGTAGTAGGTAAAGAATCTATTACATTAAGCAGTGGTTTTTTAAGTGAAGAATACAACGAAGTATTTAAACAAATGATGCTATCTGAAAGGGTATGGATTACTAATATAAATGATGATGGAGAACAAGTTTTACCTATCAATGTTAAGACATCTAACATCACTTATAAGACATCTTTAAATGACAAGTTAGTGGAATATACATTTGACTTTGATAATTCCTTTAATGTAATAAACGATATTCGATAGATGCAGAAAATACAGTTGTACATAGAGGGTCAAAGAGTTGATATGTTTGACGATGAAAGCGTTGTTATTACTCAAACGATAAAAAATTTAAAAGACATCGGTAAAATATTTACTGACTTTACAAGAACGTTTAGTTTACCTGCAACTAAAATAAACAACAAAATATTTAAACACTATTATAATTATCACATTCAAGATGGTTTTGATGCGAGAGTAAGAGTTGCTGCTAACATAGAATTAAACACTTTACCTTTTACAGATGGTAGAGTAAAATTAGAGGGAGTTGATTTAAAGGATAATAAACCACATACATATAAGATTACATTCTTTGGTAGTACAGTTACCTTAAAAGATTTAGTGGGAGATGATAGTTTGTCTGGTTTACCATTTCCAACATCTTTGAATAAAACATACGATGCAGCAAGTGTAAAAGCTGCTTTACAAGTAAACCCAGCTACAAACGATATAATAGTACCATTAATTACACACACACAAATATTAACCTATAATTCACATAGTTCAGCAAATGATGCTGGAAATGTTGCTTGGGATAATGGGAATGTAAAAGGAGTATTATATTCGGATTTAAAATACGCTATTCGTTTACATAAAATTATTGAGGTTATTGAAACAAAATACTCAATTACATTTAGCAATGATTTCTTTGTTTCTACAAATTTACCTTATTATAATTTGTTTATGTGGTTACACAGAAAAAAAGGAAAGGTAGAAAATTTAAGCGGATTAAACGAAAGTTTAATAGATGGTTTTACAAATGGTGCTGATGCGAATACTAACTCTTTGATGTTTGACAATGCATTGGAATTAACTTTATATTCTCCATCTCCATTCACTTATTCAGATATAAGACTTAACAGTACTTCAACAAGTACAAATCCTTATAGAATTTCAATTAGAAAAAATGGTGTTGAGGTTGCTAATAGTGGGGACATTACATCTGGCTCACAAGCTATTACAAGTGTACCATCTGATGAGATAGAAGAAGGTGCTCTTTATACTGCATTTATTCAGTCTGAATTTAGTTTGACATTTTCAGATATTCGTTTTGAAGTAATAAAATATGATAATACAGACCCATTAAATCCAATCATATACACAAAAAATTACACAATAACCAATTATTCTTATACAAGTTCATTTGAATTTGATATTGCACAACAGATACCAGATATAAAAGTGATTGACTTTTTGAGTGGATTGTTTAAAATGTTTAATCTTACAGCTTATGTTGATGACATTACAAATGAAATAGTGGTAAAGACATTGGATAGTTTTTACAGTGGTGGTTCTTCTTATGACATAACTAAATATATTGATGTTAGTAAAAGTCAAGTAAACATAGCTTTACCATACCGAGAAATAAATTTCCAACACGAAGATACTGAAACATTTTTAGCTGCATTTCATAAACAGAAATTTGGTAAAACGTGGGGTAAATCAGAATACACTGGTTCAAAGAAATTAGATGGTGGTATTTATGATATTAAAACTCCTTTTTCACAGATGAAATACGAAAGGTTAATTGATGAAAATACTGGCAATCATACATCTGTACAAGTTGGTTGGTTTGTTGATGACAATCAAGAATCTTATGTTGGAAAACCTTTGTTGTTTTATGCTATAAGACAATTAAATCAAGATTCTATTGCTTTTTTAAATTCTGAAACAAATCAAGAAAAATTAGATAATTATATTATTCCAACAAATAGTGTAGCATTATCATCTTCAACAAGTTCATATAATATGAATTTCTTTGCAGAACAAAACGAGTATGCTTTTTTTAATACACCTCCAGATACTGGATTTACAAATACATTATTCCAAGCATATTATAGTAATTATATAGAAAGTGTCTTTAATGAATCAAATAGAATTACGAAAGTTACCGCTTATTTACCTTTAAGAATATTACTTAATTATACGTTGGCAGATAGATTTGTAATAGGTGGGAATAGCTACAAAATAAACTCAATAAAAACTAATTTAAAAAATGGTAAATCTGACATAGAGTTACTGAACGATTTATGATAGAAAATATATTAGAATTATTAAAACACGCAAACGGAGAAACCGAAAATATACGTATTGCACAAGGCAAGAATAAATTGCCTATTAGTTTAAAGGATGGGTATAAAGCACTTAAACAAGAAATAAAATGGCAGAAAAAGTAATAATTGATTTAGAAGTAAAATCAAATAAAGGTGTTAAGAATGTTGAAAAACTAAACACAGAGATTTCTAAAACTAATAAAGAGGTTAAGAAAACTAATGAAGAACTTGCAGGAGCATCGAATAGTTTAGATAAATTTAGTGGTGGTGCAGTTAGTAAGATTAAGAACTTTGGTAGTTCTATAAAAGGATTGACAACTGGTTTTAAATCTTTAAGGGTTGCAATTATCGGTACTGGTATTGGTGCATTACTTATTGCTTTAGTTTCTTTAAGAGCAGCGTTTACAAGTTCGGAGGAGGGACAAAATAAGTTTGCTAAATTGATGGGTATTATCGGTTCTGTTACTGGTAACCTTGTTGATATGTTGGCAAATTTAGGCGAGGGAATAATAAATGCATTCACTAACCCTAAACAAGCATTAATAGATTTTAAAAACTTAATTGTAGAAAATATTACAAATAGGTTTAATGCTATTATAGATACTTTAGGGTTTTTAGGTAGTGCATTTAAAAAAGTATTTAGTGGAGATTTTAAAGGTGCTTTAGAAGATGCAAAGTCAGCAGGGAGTTCTTATATAGATTCTTTGACTGGTGTTGAAGATAGTATCAATAAAGTAACAGAAGCAACTAAAGGACTTGTAACAGAGTTAAAAGAAGAAGCAAGAATAGCAGGGCAAATAGCAGACCAACGTGCAAAAGCTGATAAATTAGAAAGAAGTTTAATTGTAGAGAGAGCAGAGGCAAATCGAAAACGAGCGGAATTACTTGACAAGGCAGCTAATAAAGAAAAGTTTACTGCACAAGAAAGAATTGAATTTTTAACAGAAGCAGGAAAGATAGAGGAAGATATAACAAAAAAAGAAATAGAATCAGCAAGGTTAAGATTTGAGGCAAAAGTCGAAGAAAACAAATTATCAAAATCAACAAAAGAAGATTTAGATGAAGAAGCAAATTTAAAAGCAAGATTAATAGATTTAGAAACTGCAAGATTAACAAAAGCTAAACTTGTAACATCTCAAATTGTAGCAGCAAAAAGAGAAGAAAAAGCAAGGTTAAAAGCTGTTGAAGATGAAGAAAAATTAAGAAAAGAAGAAGAACAGAAGATACAAGATGAAAAAGATACTGAAAGAAAAAAGGTATTAGAAGAAGCAGAAAAAGAAAGATTACGAAAAATAAAAGAAAACGCAGATGAAGAATTAAGAATTGCAAGAATACTTGTAGAACAAAAGAAAGCATTACAAGATGCAAACCTAAATAATATAGCAGGGGGTTTTGCATTACTTGGCAAGATAGCAGGAGATAATAAAGCGTTACAAGCAGCGGCTATAATTGGAGAAAGTGCGGTAGCAATAGCAAGAACAATAATACAAACACAAGCATCAAACGCAGCTACAATAGCACAAGGTGCTGCATTGGCTATTCCAACAGCAGGAGCTTCGGTTGCCTTTGCTACAAAATTAGTTGCTGCTAATAAAATCGCAGCAGGAATAAGTATTGCTACAAATATAGCTGCAACTGCAAAAGGATTAAGTGGGTTAAAAGCAGGTGGTTCTCCCCCATCTCCATCCCCTAACCCATCAACTGGCGGTAGCGGTGGTGGTGGCTCAATACCCCCATCTTTTAACGTAGTAGGTGCAAGTGATACAAATCAATTAGCAGAAGCAATCGGTGGGCAAACACAAAAACCAGTACAAGCATTTGTAGTATCAAATGACGTTAGTACTGCACAAGAAATGGATAGAAATATCATAGAGGGTGCATCTATTGGATAAAAGGCAAAATAAAAAAAATATAACTATATACAAATATGAATATAATTGAGTTAATATTAGATGAGGAAAATAATGAAATAGGAATTGAAGCAATTAGCGTTGTAGAGAATCCTGCTATTGAAGAAGATTTTATTGCCTTAAATAGTAACATTATAGAATTAGCAGAAGCAGATAAAGAAAAGAAACTACTTGTAGGTGCTTTATTAATACCTAACAAACCTATATATAGAAGAAGTGGAGACGAGGAATATTATATATACTTTTCAAAAGATACCGTTGTAAAAGCTTCACAAATGTATTTACAGAATGGTAATCAGAGTAAAGCTACTTTAGAACACGACCACGAAATTAATGGACTTACTCTTGTAGAAAGTTGGATAGTTGAAGATGAAGTACACGATAAATCAAGAAAGTTTGGTATGAATGTACCAGTCGGAACTTGGATGGGTTCTGTTAAGGTAAACAATGATGAGGTTTGGAATGACTTTGTAAAAACTGGAAAGGTAAAAGGATTCTCTATTGAGGGATACTTTGCTGACAGAATGGAAAGACCTAAAGAAGGGCTAAAAGAATATCCTCATATTATGTATAATCCTAAAAATGGGGAAAGCATTACAATAAATACTAAAGAAGAACACGATAAATATACTAAAAAAGGTTGGGTACATAATAAACCAAGTAAATACAAAGAAATTATACAAGAGGAATTATCTCAAATTGAAGAAGCAGAAGCAGAGTTTATGTTATCTCAAATAAAGGCAGTTATCAAAAACGATAAACGACTTAAAAAAGGTAAGAGAACGGAAATGGAGAGTTTTTCTGACTATCCACAATCTGTAAGTAATAATGCTAAAAGAGGCATTGAACTAAACAAGAAAGTAAACAACAAATGTGCTACACAAGTTGGTAAGGTAAGGGCGAAACAATTAGCAGACAGAAAGCCAATAAGTATGGAAACTATAAAACGTATGTTTTCTTATTTAAGTAGAGCGGAAGAATTTTATGATGGTAGTGATACGGAAGCGTGTGGAACTATATCTTATTTATTATGGGGTGGTAAATCGGCAAAAACTTGGGCAGAATCTAAAATAAAACAAGATGAGAAAAAATAACAATACAATTCCAAGTAGTACAAGTCCAAGAGCAAGTAAAAGAGGGTGTTTGTGTAAAGACAATACATACTCTAAAAAATGCTGTGATGGTAGCTTACAAGCACAAGGGATAGGGAAAACCTCTACAACAGTGTAAACGAAAATACAAATTAATTTTTTTAATACTATATATTTATATGAAACCAAGTGAAATGTTAAATCAAGTAAAAACTCTTTTAGGGGTTGAGGTAAAACTTGAGCAAATGAAATTAGAAAACGGAACTGTTTTAGAAGCAGATAAATTTGAGGGTGGTAATGAAATCTTTATCGTAACGGAAGATGAAAGAGTTGCTTTACCAGTTGGCGAATACGTTTTAGAAGATGGTCAAACTTTAGTAATCGAAGAAGAGGGTATCATAAAAGAAATGAAATCCGAAAACGAAGAAGCTAAAGAAGAAGAAGTGGAAGATGAAATAGAAGTGGAAGCAGAAGAAGAAGAAAAAGAAGAAATGGGTTACGCTACTAAAGAGGAACTTGCAGAGGTTAAATCTATGATTGAAGAAATCAAAGCAATGTTAGAACCTAAAGAAGAAATGAGTGAAGAACCTAAAGAGGAGTTAAAAGAAGAAGTAAAAGAGGAAGTAGAACTTTCAGAAGTTGCTCAAGAGATTGTTAATGAAATTCCAACAGAGGTTGCACAAGAATTATCTGAACCTGCTGCTGAACCAATCAACACAAACGCAGAAGTTTCTAAAACACAAGTAAAATTCAATATTGCATCAAGAAGAAAGATGTCTACATTGGATAGAGTAATGAGTAAAATAAATAAACTTTAATAATAAATAAATTAAATAAAAATGAGTGTATCTTTAACATCAACTTATGCAGGGGAATTTAGTGGTAAGTATATCGCTGCTGCATTATTATCTGCATCAACTTTAGATAGTGGTGCAATTTCAATTCTACCTAACGTAAAGTTTAAATCTGTTATCCAAAAGGGTGCAACTGATGACATCGTAAAAGATGCTTCTTGCGACTTTGTAACTAATCAAGGAACTTTAACTTTAACAGAAGCAGTTTTACAACCAGAAGAATTCCAAGTAAACCTACAATTATGTAAGAAAGATTTACATAACTCTTGGGAAGCTGAACAAATGGGATACTCTGCTCACGATTCTTTAGCACCATCTTTTGCTGAATTCGTAATTGCTCACGTTGCTTCTAAAGTAGCTGACAAGACAGAGAAAAACATTTGGAGTGGAGCGACTGCAAATAGTGGAGAGTTTGACGGATTTACTGCAAAATTAACTGCTGATGCAACTGTTGTAGATGTAACAGGAACTACTGTAACTTCTGCAAACGTAATTGCTGAATTAGGAAAAGTAGTAGATGCTATTCCAACTGCTGTTTACGGACAAGAAGATTTAACTCTTTATGTTTCTTCAAATGTAGCACGTGCTTACATTAGAGCATTAGGAGGCTTTTCAGTAGCTGCAACTTCAAACGCTGGTTCTGATAACAAAGGAACTCAATGGTTCAATGGTGGGGAATTATCTTTTGATGGTATCAACATCTTTGTAGCTAAAGGATTAGGAGATGACACTATGGTTGCTGCTCAAAAATCTAACTTATATTTCGGAACTGGTATCTTAAACGACCAAAACGAGGTTAAAGTAATTGATATGAGTGATATCGATGGTTCTCAAAACGTAAGAGTAATAATGAGGTTTACCGCAGGAGTACAACACGTATTCGGTTCTGACATCGTTCTTTATTCATAATAATTAATTAATCAATATTTAAAAGGGTGGGTATGCTTAATGCACATCTACCCTTTTTTATTTAAAACAATATAAATATATGGCTTGTTCATTAACAACTGGACGTAAAGTACCTTGCAAATCGGCAGTAGGTGGGATTAAAACTATCTACTTTGCAGATTATGGAACTTTAGGAGCGTCTACAATAGTGGGTGGAGAAATTACTGGATTTGCAGGAACTCCAGATTGGTTTCAATTTGATGTAAAAGGTGCATCATCTTTAGAAACTGCAATCAACTCATCAAGAGAAAACGGAACTACTTTTTATGAAAGTACCTTGACAATGGCTTTAACTTTCCAAGACAAAGCAACTCAAGAAGAATTAAAATTAATTGCACACGCAAGACCTCACGTAGCTATCGAAGATTATAACGGAAACTATTTTGTTGTAGGTTTAGAACACGGAGCAGAGGTTACTGGTGGTTCTATCACAAGTGGAGCAGCAATGGGAGATGTAAGCGGTTATAATTTAACGATTGTAGCACAAGAAACAGCACCTCCTTATTTTGTTACTGGTTCGGTAATTACTGCTGATGCTTCTGCGGTTCAGATTGACCCAACTGCATAATTAAATTTTACTTTATATTAAAGGGGTATCTTAATTGATGCCCTTTTTTTATTTTAAAAGCTATGCTTTTTTATCAATACACACAAAAAATAGTATTTATTACTATATACTAATATGAAAGTATTAAGTACGAGTACAAACCAACAAACCATTAAGGTAATACCGAGAAGTTACGTTGCATCTGTTACATTAAAATTAAGAGATGACAGTACCAACGAAGAAACTACTGCAAGTGTAAATACTGTTACAGATAAGGACTATTTAAGCTTGTCTTATGCGTTTAATTTAAAAGAGGGTAGGTATTATGATTTAACACTTTTAAATGGTTCTGATGTCATTTATTTAGATAGAGTATTTTGTACAGACCAAACAATTAACCAAGATACCAACGATTATTATTCAGTTAATAAAAACGAATATGTAACAAAAGATGGTAATAATGATTATATAGTTTTATAATATGAATGATTTAAGAGTATTAAATTTATCAACATACACAAGTCCTAAAATAAAGGAAACAAAGACAGATAATTTTGTTTCTTATGGAGAAGATAATAACTACTTTCAGTTTTTAATTGATAGGTATAATGGAAGTGCTACAAATAATGCTATTATAAACGGAATGTCAGAAATGATATTTGGTAGGGGTTTAGATGCAACAGATAGTAATAGAAAGCCAGAAGCTTACGCACAAATGATAACCTTGTTTCACGATGATTGTGTAAGGAGATTATCTTCTGATTTAAAATTAATGGGTCAATGTGCTATGCAAGTAATCTATTCTAAAGACAGAAAAACGATTGCAAGAGTAGAACACATACCAGTTGAAACATTACGAGCAGAGAAATGTAATGAGAAAGGCGAAATAGAAGCATATTATATGCACCCAGATTGGGCAAACTATAAAAAGAATGATACTTTAAAAAGGATTGAAGCGTTTGGTTACGGTAATGAACCAATACAGATATATTACATAAAACCTTACAAGGCAGGATATAAATATTATTCTCCAGTAGATTATCAAGGTGGTTTACAATATGCAGAGTTAGAGGAGGAAATATCTAACTATCATATAAATAATATTATGAATGGATTAGCACCAAGTATGTTAATCAATTTCAATAACGGAACACCAGACCCAGAACAAAGACAATTAATAGAAAACAGAATCTATCAGAAATTTAGTGGTAGTTCTAATAGTGGTAAGTTTATATTATCTTTTAACGATGATGCAAATACTGCTGCGAGTATAGAACCAATACAGTTAAGTGATGCACATAACCAATACCAATTTCTTTCTGATGAAAGTATGCGTAAAATTATGGTAGCACACCGAGTTGTTTCTCCTATGTTATTAGGTGTAAAGGATTCAAGTGGATTAGGAAACAACGCAGAGGAATTAAAAACTGCTTCTTTGTTAATGGATAACACAGTTATTAGACCATTTCAGACGCTTTTAATAAATGCCTTTGATGATATATTAGCTTACAATGATATTAGCTTAAATCTATATTTTAAGACCTTACAACCTTTAGAATTTAAAGAGTTAGATAATGTAGTAGATGGGGAAACAAGAGAAGAAGAAACTGGGGTTAAGTTAAGTAAAGTATCAGCAGATTTAGAAGAATACGGAGAGGAAGAAGATTTAGAAAATTGGGAACTAATTGACGAAAGAAAAGTTGATTATGACAAAGAAGATGAATTAGATGAGGAATTAAATAAATTAAACAATCCTAAATTATCTGTACTTTCTAAAATGTATAATTTTGTTACTACTGGAACTGCAAGACCAAACGCAAAGAGTAGTCAAGATGGAGAGAACGAGGAGGGTTTACAGTTTAAAGTAAGATACCAATATGCACCTTTGTCATTTAGTGAAAACAGTAGAGAGTTCTGTAAACGAATGGTAAGAGCAGCAAAGATATATCGTAAAGAAGATATACAGATGATGAGTAAAAAAGCAGTAAATGCAGGATGGGGATTAAATGGTGCAGATACTTATGATATTTGGCTTTATAAAGGTGGTGGAGATTGCCATCATTTTTGGATGCGTAAAACATACAAGGCAAAGAAGAAGAATCTAAAACCAGATGTAGGTAATCCAAACGCAGAGGTAAGTGTAAACAAGGCAAGAAAAGAGGGTTTTAAACCAGAGGTTAATCCAAAGGAAGTTGCTATGCGACCAACTGATATGCCTAATAATGGATTTGTAAATAAAAAAAGATAGATGGCAACAGCATTATTTATAAGCAGAACAGATTTAGTAAAGAATAGTATTCTTGATGGGAATGTAGATACAAATAAATTTATACAGTTCATTAAGATTGCACAACAGATAGATATACAGAATTATTTAGGAACTGATTTATACAATAAGATTAGTGATGACATTATAGCTGATAATTTAAGTGGCAATTATTTATCTTTAGTTAATGATTACATACAGCCTATGTTAATTCATTATGCTATGATGCAGTATTTACCTTTCGCAGCATATCAGATAAAGAATGGTGGTATAAGTAAACATACATCAGAGAATGCAGAAAGTGTATCAAAAGAGGAAGTTGATTATTTAGTAAACAAAGAAAGAAACTTTGCAGAGTACTATACAAGAAGATTTATAGATTATATTTCTTTTCACGAAGATAGTTTCCCAGAGTACAACAGTAATACAAACGAAGATATAAGTCCAGATACTAACGATTTATTTAATGGATGGGTACTGTAATGAGAGCAACTTATAAACCAAAAAAATCAAACGTTGTTAAATTGAAAAAGTATTTAACTAAAAAAAAGAATAATGGCAAACGAAATATACAATAGTACTTGGTGGGGGTTACCAACTCCAGATGGATGGGGAAACATATACTATCCATATACAGACCCTACACCTACACCCTTCTTTGAAATATTAGCAGAGAATGGAGATTTTTTACAAACAGAACAAGACGAATATATAATAATAGAATAAACTCAAAAAAATGGCAAATAAAAAATTTAGTGAATTCACTTTAAAAACCGACCCAGCTAATGTAGACTTTGTGGTTGGTTATGATGGAACAGATAATGTTCGTATAGACCCTGCTAACATTGGTGGAGGT